TATACAAATATCTCGCAAAATCGTCAGACATTTTACACAAATTGGAGGTGATAACCGATGGAATACAAAGGAATTGCATACCTTAAAGAGAAATTGAGTCGGAAACGCCTCCGAGTGGGCGTCAGGTATGCGTTCTACGAGATGAAGAACACTACTTTTGATTTCGGGATCAGTACGCCGCCGGATTTGAAGTACTGGAACAGCGTGATCGGGTGGTGCGCGAAGGCTGTTGATTCTCTGGCGGACAGATTGAACTTCTACGGATTCCGTGATGATGTGTTTGGGCTGCAACAGGTCTATGACCAGAATAATAAAGACACTCTGTTCGATTCCGCGATCCTGGGCGCTTTGATCTCGGCGTGTTCGTTTATCTACATTTCTGAGGACGAAAACGGCTTTCCGAGGATGCAAGTGATTGACGGCGGAAACGCTACCGGTGTGATCGAGTCAACGACTGGCCTGCTGCTGGAAGGATATGCAGTCTTGGAGCGTGACGAACTCGGCATAGCTACGAAGGAAGCCTATTTTACGAAGGAATACACTGCGTTCTATGAAGGTGGCACGTTGACCGATTACAGGCCAAATAAAGCCCCGTACGCGCTTCTAGTGCCTATTATCTTTCGGCCGGATGCCGTCAGGGAATTCGGGCACAGCAGAATTAGTCGAGCGTGTATGTCTATCACCGGTTCGGCTCTCCGTACCATTAAACGTTCGGAAATTTCCGCAGAGTTCTACTCATTCCCGCAAAAATGGGTAACCGGCGTAGATTCCACCGCTGAGAAGCTGGATAAGTGGACAGCGGCCATGTCGGCCATGATGAAATTCACGTTGAACCAGGATGGCACGGATCATGTGAAGATTGGTCAATTCAATCAACAGAGCATGGAACCGCATCTTGCACAACTGCGGATGTTCGCGGCCATGTTCGCCGGGGAAACAGGATTAACGCTTGATGACCTGGGCTTTGCTTCCGGAAATCCGACAAGTGAGGGAGCAATCAAGGCGCAGCATGAAAATTTAAGGCTGACAGCGAAAAAGGCTACAAAGACTTTCGGAACTGGATTTATCAACGCCGGTTATCTGGCTGCCTGCATCCGGGATAACTACAAATACAGCCGGTCGCAGTTGTATCTTACTACGCCGGTTTGGTATCCGGCATTCCCTGCGGACGTGTCCACCTTCGGCGCGATCGGGGATGCGCTCGGCAAGATCAATACTGCGTATCCGGATTACATGACGCCTGAAAAGCTCTTTGATTTGACGGGGGTGTAATGAATGGCTGATATTGCACCGGAATTAGCGGAAGCTGTGGCGAAAAAGTTTGAGTCGAGAGCGAGGGCAAACAAGCAGCTATCCAGAATCGCCGGCATGATCCGAGACGGTACCGCCACGATGACCGACGCTCACGATTACGCGCAGAATGTCGGTGAGGTGTTGGCGGATGTCTTCCAGGAACTGGTTGGTGAAGGCGTGCTGCCTAACGATGTCATGTATTACAACATCGCGAATAGGGTGGTTAAGCCTGCGATTAAGAATAACTATGACATTATCACTGAAGCGGCAAAGCTGATTCAACAGCACATGGATGAGAAAGCCGGGTTAGGCATCGAGACTGTCGCGGCTCCGTTTCCAGAAGAGAGGATTGCGGGGCTGATTGACAAGATAACCGATGCGGAAGACCTCGAAGAAGTAAGGCGCTGGTTGAAAGAGCCTGTGGTCAATAACTCAGAAGCGTTCGTAGATGACTTCGTCAGGGAAAATGCCCGCGTGCGTTCTGGCATGGGGCTAGGCACTTACATAGTGCGGAAGTCGGCGCCGGGGTGCTGTTCTTGGTGCGCTGCGATGGCCGGAAGGTTCCCGTACGGCGAAGAACCACAAGACGTTTACCGTAGGCACGAATTTTGCAGATGTGTGGTAACTGCGGAATATGAGAAGGGCGGACGTCAGGACGTTTGGAGCAAGCGCGAATGGACAGCAAGCCCGGAAGACCTGGAATATCGTAAGACCGCCGGAAGGCAGGAGCGCTTGACACCACAAGAGCGAACGTCTGCTGCGGATCGGTTGGAGCGTGACCGGGAAATATCCGAGTACCAGCGCGAGACAGGCTACAGCCGGAGGACATCAGCGGAATCGACCCGTGGAAAAACTCCAAAGCAGATTGCGGAAGAAATCCGGCGAATTCGTGCACGACAAAGACTAATAGCGAGGTGATAAGTTGGTAAGGCTGGGACGAAAGACCCCTACTTTTACCAACGTCACATATACAACAACAAAAGGCCAGGATGCAATAGATACCTATGTAGAATCTGGCCAGCACTTGGAGGAATGGCAGGCTATCCAAATTAACGCCATTATGGCGACCGAGCCGGACGGACTGTGGAAATACATGAAGTATGGTCTATGTGTTTCCCGCCGGAATGGTAAAGGTGAAATTTTGGCGGCGAGAGAGATGGACGGCATCATAAACCGCAAAGAGAAGGTTTGCCACACCGCACACCGCACCACGACATCACATGACGCATTTAACCGGCTATACAACCTTCTGAAGAATGCTGGCTACGAAGAGCACAGCAAGAAAAAGAAGGACATGCCAAAGAAATCGTTCTATGCCTCGAAGCAGTACGGATTGGAGCATATCGAAATATCGGGCGGCGGGATCATCGACTTCAGGACACGGACAAATAACGGCGGACTTGGCGAAGGCTTCGACCTGTTAATCATCGACGAAGCGCAGGAGTACACCGGGAAACAAGAAAGCGCCTTGGCTTACACGGTCAGCGCATCGGACAACCCGCAAATCATCCTGACAGGCACACCGCCTACCGCTGTGTCGGGCGGTGAGGTGTTCCAGAACCTTCACAACGATGTTCATCGAAGCAAAGCCCCTGCGGAAGTTGGATGGGCGGAATGGTCGATAGACAAGCAGACGTCAGACGTCATGAACGTCGATTTGTGGTATAAGTATAACCCTTCGCTCGGCACGATCCTGAAGGAAAGGAACGTAAGAGCGGAAACGTCTACCGGCGAAGTCGACTTTAATATACAGCGTTTGGGGCTGTGGTTGTCCTACTCGCAGAAGTCCGAGATATCTGCTGCGGAATGGGATGCCCTGAAAGTCGATAAAGTGCCACTTCTTGACAAGCGGTATTATATCGGCGTCAAGTTCGGCAAGGACGGTGCGAACGTTGCTGCATCCATCGCAATGAAGACGGATGATGGCAGGGTGTTTGTTGAAGGTTTGGATTGCATACCAGTCCGGCAGGGTGTCGGCTGGGTGCTTGAATATCTTCATAATCCGAAAGTCGAAAGCGTGGCGGTGGATGGTGCCAGCGGTCAAAGAATATTAGGTGACTTGATGGTTGGTCAAGGCTATAAAGCGCCGATATTCCCGAAGGTGGCTGATGTCATCTCATCAAGTGCAATGTTTGAGCAGGCGGTTGTCAACAAGGCAATAGCGCACTGCGGTCAACCATCACTCCGGAACGTGGTTACGAACTGCGAGCGCCGGGCGATTGGTTCTAATGGCGGTTATGGCTTCCGAAGTCTGAACGATGCTTATGACATCGCGATCATGGACAGCGCCGTATTGGCCTATTGGCTAGCGGCAACGGCTCCGGATGTCATCCCGACACAATCAATTGATTATTAGGCTTTATAGCTTAATACAAAAATAATGACGTTAACTCACGGTAAAAGAGGGAGAAAAAACAATGGCAGAATTTAAGGTTATCGAAACACAGGAAGACTTTGACAGAGCAATCCAGAAGCGGCTTGAACAGAAAGAGCGCGAAGTGGAAGGCAGATACAAAGATTACCTTGCCCCGGATGCGGTAAAGAAAATCCGCGAAGAATATGACGGGAAGCTTGCCACGGCACAGGCTGATCTTCAGACACTGACCACAAAGCAGGCTGCGCATGACAAGGAAATTGCTGACCTGACCGCTCGCGCCGTGAAGGCCGAAACCGATCTGACAAAAGGCAAAGCAGCAAGCAAGCATGGAATCCCGATGGAATTGGCGGGGCGCCTTGTTGGTGATACTCCGGAAGACATCGAGAAAGATGCGGAATCTTTCGCGGCTCTGATGGGATCGAACCGGCCGCCCGTCCCGCTCCGGACGAATGAACCGGGTGCCACTTCCGGCAATAGCACAGATGCGGCAATGATGTCGCTCCTGTCACAGTTGACCACGCCAAACAACTAATAAACATCAAAGGAGAATAAAAATGGCTAATGTACTTCAGACCACCGCAAATGGTGTGACGCTTTTTCCTGCGGAACTGACAAATAACATGTACAACCTTGTTCGCGGCAAATCTTCCCTCGCGAAACTGTCCGGTCAGTCTCCGATTCCGTTCAGAGGCGAAACAGCTTGGACATTCACTCTCGACAAGGAAGTCGATCTGGTTGCCGAGTCCGGCGCTAAGTCTAACGGCGGCGCAACACTTGGACAGGTTACCATTACGCCTGTCAAAATCGAATACGGCACAAGAGTTTCCAATGAGTTCCAGTTCGCTTCTCAGGAGATTCAGTTGCAGTATCTGCGAGCATTTGCAGAGGGATTCGCTGCAAAGGTTGCTCGCGGTATTGACATCATGGCGTTCCATGGTCTCAACCCGAGAACCGCAACAGCGTCCACAGTTATCGGCACAAATCACTTTGACTCCAAAGTTACCAATACCGTCACATACGCAGCTGCAACAGCTAATGCGAATGTAGATGCAGCAATCAATCAGATCGAGACAGCAGAACATGAGGTTACCGGCATGGCAATGGCACCGGCATTCCGTTCCGCTCTGGCAAACATCAAAGAAGGCACATCTTCCAATAAGCCGCTGTTCCCGGAACTACAGTGGGGTGCAAACCCGAATGTGCTTGGTGGACTGTCTGTAGACACCAACAGCACCGTTTCGTTCACTGGAACCGGCGCAGGCAACACCAACACCGATCGTGCTATTGTTGGTAACTTCCGCGACTACTTCAAATGGGGTATTGCTCGCGAGATTCCGATCGAGATCATCGAATACGGTAACCCGGACAATGATGCAACAGCAGGCGACCTGAAGGGGCACAACCAGATTTACATTCGTGGTGAGGTCTTTGTTGGTTGGGGCATCCTCGTTCCGGCGGCATTCTCCCGTATCATCGCGGAGTAATAGTCATGTATAAGTACCGCAATGTGAAGACCGGGCTCGAATTTGAAAGCGTGACGGAGTGCCACGGCGACGAAATCGAGGAAATCGTCGAGAAGAAAGAAGCGCCGAAGCGCAAACGCCCGGCGAAAGGGGCGAAGAAGGATGAGAGCAAGTGATGAACCATTTGCCACGGTTGCGGACATCTCGCTTCTGTGGCGTCAGCTGACGGAAGCAGAGGAGACAAGGGCGGCGGCTCTGCTGCCGCTCCTCTCCGATATGCTGCGGAACATCGCGATTCAGATCGGGAAAGACCTTGACGAAATGATTGACGCCAACCCGAATTATGAAAGCGTTGTTAAGCTTGTGACGGTTGACATCGTGGCGCGGATTCTCCGGCAGTCCACGACCGGCGACCCGATGAGCCAGGAAAGCCAAAGCGGGCTTGGTTATTCGTGGTCTGGTACATATGCGGTGCCAGGTGGTGGAATTGCCGCGGCGATCATGAACAACGACTTGAAGCGCCTTGGCCTGACTCAGCAGCAGATTGGTTCGATTATCCTTTGGGGATCGGAACCGGAACCGGATCCGAAGACACCGAAACCCGGACAGAAGGTAAACGTGGTCGGTTATGTTGTCGACAGCGAGACCAACGTGACAGGCAAGATTGGCGGGTGATCTCATGGGAAAACTGCACGGAGAGACAATAACTCTTTTTGCAAAAACGCAGACGGGCGTTGACGCCTTCAACCGTCCTATCTATACAGAGACGGCGGAACAGGTCGAGAATGTGATTATTGGCCAGCCTTCCACGGACGATATTACAGAGGAATTGAACCTATCCGGGAAGCGCATTGATTACGTGCTCGGTATTCCGAAGGGTGATACGCATGATTGGGTGAATCGCAAGGTTGAGTTCTGGGGCGAACAGTACGAAACCGTCGGAAAGCCCATGACCGGTATCCAAGACATCATACCGCTGGAATGGGGCAAGAATGTGAAGGTGGCGCGTTATGAGTAAATCAGTCGAATTTGAACTGAACTTGCCCGGTCTGAACGAACTTATGAAGTCCGCAGAAATGCAGGGGATTCTTAAAGAAGCCGGTGAGTCTGTGGCAAGGGCATCCGGAGAAGAATACGAGTGCGAAGTTAAAACGGCGTCCTTCGTTGCGATGGCCAAGATTTACCCGACAAGCGTACACGCGGCGCGGAGCAATGCAAAGCACAATACGCTTTTGAAGGCGCTCGGCGCTACCGGCCTGCGAATGGGGTGATTGAATGATTGAAGCAAGGATTATTGAATACTTAGCGGAAACGCTCGACATTCCAGTATATGCAGAAGTTCCGGAGGGCAACACCGGCGGCGAATTCCTTGTGGTT